CTCATATTGGTTGGCATTGCGCATTGCACGCCGAATAGCCGCCTTATTATCAACGTCTTCAGTATGTCTAAGGCCATAAAGAGCAGCTGCTTGTACAATCGGGCAACCCGGATACTGATATAGCAGTGAAAGACTCTTGGCCCTCAGCAGCATTTTGCGTGTCTTTGCGCTAGCATGTAAATATTTGGCCGTTGTCCAACCAAAATTAGCGAGTACGTCCCTAGGATCAGTGACATTAGCCCTATCCAATTCATCAAAAATCAAGCCGCAGAAACTCGCTTCCTCAACATTATTATGTTCCTCGATCTTGATATTAAGCCCAAGCGTGGCGAAATCCTCCTTGGTAGGCATGCGACCCCTGACGCGGAACAGGCCATCGTCTCCTTCGACGACGCCCTTGGCATCAGGAGTGCCTGTGAGCTCCAAGATGAATAAAGCAGCCATCAAATTGGTGAAGCTGTTACCAAGGGACGTGCACATCTCACCAGACATGCGCGTCGCCTCAACCTTCATCCAAAAATGCTTGTATTTCAACATATTAGTCCCAGTCTGTACGGTGTGAATAGTACGAAACCATTTCCGCCCTGACGCTAGCTCCTTAGTCATGTACCAATACAATAACATCTCACAATCCTCCATCAAAGATTTTGTGAAAAGTGATTCAAAGGCCGTGTAATCTGTCGCCATGTATCTGGAGCCAGGCGCTGCGACGTTGTCAAGAATGTACTGAGGACGATCCCGAACTGGAACTTTCTTGATGAAATAGGGCAAGGCAAACAGCACTTTTTCAATGGCCTTAAAGAACGGGCCCGAATAGCACTTATAGCTGTCATGCCTTGAATTAATACCTCGCTGATATTTATACTCCGCATAGTTCTCAGCTTTTGCGAAGCATTTACATGCTGTGTAGGCCCGTTTTGACCAAATGCCCCCTGAAGCCTCACACGCTTCCCATTCTTTGCATAATTGGGCCTTGCGTGTTAAGGTATAGGGACACTCCTCCAACCAGGAGTCAAAGGTCGGCTCATCCGTCAAGGGCCTGAGATGCTTAACAAGCCATCTCATGACGAACTTTCTAAATCTCTCGCGGACATCCTTTACGGCCGACGGTGGTTTTCTCGCTGCACGATAAACCGCCCCCGCCCGCGTGCTCGTTTGGTCGCCTAGATCTGGATGCGGAGGAACTGCACCCAGGATGCCGGCGTCTAGTGCGACCATGACTGGCGCTTTCAAAGGGCTCTTGTGCCTGACGGCAGATGCGAAAGTTCCTGGCTTGGCTTCGACCATGACAGGTAACGAGACTTCGCGGTTGCCATACCCATAGGCGACAAGAGGTCCAGTCCGGGGGACGCGGGGAAAGGAAGATGAGCAGTCCTACGCTTCATATCCTTAAAAGTGGCGAACGCAAAAAGAACCGTGTCCGCATGCACATAACATTTACCGACCTGATGATACTGGTCGATGTTTATGGCACCCCGTGTCCGATTATACTGATTGATCCTCTGCCAGGCGACTTCATCGTCGGCATCAATAGAACAGTTGTTAGCATTGACCAACTGAGCCAAAAGAGCCAGTGATACGGTATGTTGCTTACATTGCTCTTCAAACATACCCATCAGTTTCATGACCCACGTGAGCAATGTCGCAGTGCGCGTATGCTTTCCATTCTTGCTCCCCCGGCGGGCTCGTCCAGCCCAACCGTCGAAACTAAGCTTACGCACATAAGTCGCATCGCACAAAAATGGATCAGCATGCGTCATGTGGTCAACCTTCGAATGGTCTGTTCTAACGTCAACAGTATTATCCTTAGGATTGAAGTTGACCAACACACTAGGAGAAAAATTGTGTTGATCAACTTGCATTAAGTAAATGTGCTGAATGAACGCTCGACCTGCGAAAAGGCGGAGCACAATCAACAAAGACGATATCACGAGTCCGTTGGGGGCAGGCCCCGTAACGAACAAAATTATCCCAGCCCACCAAGTGCCCGGAAGTGTGTTCCACAGAGAGAGAGCAACTGCGCACCAAATCAGTGAGAAAACAAACAGCGCCACAAATGGAGTCCAATTGGACACACTAGTCTCAGAAGCCCAGCGCTTCTTGATAGTGGCGCGTGTTCTCACACGACCCGAACAGTGCTGAGGGCAGACTTTATGGACCTTGCATCTTCCTGCACCAAGCAAAGTGTTTAGCGCAGCCTCGTGTTCATCAATTTTCTTCTGCAGCTCACGCTGCTCTCGATTGAACTCCTTCAACTCATCCTTATTCTTAAAGAAAGGTTCAGGAAGAGCTG